TTCAGCCAGCAGCTTTTGCTGCAGGTGCTTGTCGCGTTTCTCGGGTGGCACGGTGATCGTGAACGGAATCAAGTGCAGCCGCCTCTTCATGGCTTCGTCGATGTTGCGGATCGCGGGCTTGTGGTTGCCGGCCACGAAGAGCTTGAACTGCGGGAAGAACTCGAAGAAGTCCTGACGCATGAAACGCGCGGCGATCTTGTCGCCCCCAGTCAGGCTCTTGACCTTGGACTCGGCCCAGCGCCGCCCCTGTTCGGTCTCAATAGCCGCCACAAAGCGCGCGCCACGAAGTCCGGCCATGTCGGTGGGATGTCGGTCTGTGCGCGCCTCCATGAAGGTGTCCATGGGCGCATTGGTGGCGTAGTCCCCCAGGATGTCGGCCAGGGTGTTGACGAACACCGACTTGCCGTTAGCACCAGTGCCGTAGAGGAAGAACAAGGCATGTTCACGGGTCGAGCCAGTCAAGGCGTACCCCACCATGCGCTGCAGGTAGTCCTGCAGGTTCTGATCACCGCCCGTCACGTCACTCAGGAAGGCTCGCCATTGCGGGCAATCGCCTCGGGGGGTGGCCGTGGTGATCTTGGTCATCCGGTCAGCACGCTCATGCGGGCGCAGACGACCACTTCTCAGATCGACCACGCCACCCGGGTTGTTGAGCAGCCACGGGTCGGCGTCCCACTCCTCGGTGGTGGCGGCATGCCTGCGGTCGGCACGTGCTAGGCGCTCGACACCGCCCACCGTACTGGACGCCGCCAGCTTGGAGGCGATGCGCGGGTTGCGGGTGTTGAGCGAGGCATGCCGACACACATGACGGATCAGGTCGGTGGCGGCGAGCGTGTCTTCCGAGCGCCAGCGCTGCCCGTCCCAGACCAGCCACTTGCCCCAGCCGGCCACATAGCGCCAGTCCCTGTGATACCGGCGGGTGAAGGACAGCGCCAGGGCATCTTCCGTACCCCAGACAGCCTCCTCCGGCCCGACCGCGTTGGCCAGGGTGTCCGGGTCGTCATCGACCAGGTGCATTTGCATGCGCGGACCGTGGGCGATGAAGCCGGCCACATCGAAGCCTTCAGCACGGGCGTCTGCTGCATCCCAGCCCTCGGGGGCATCCTCAGGCGGGTAAAGGATGTGGCAGGTGCGAGCGCCGGCCATGAGGATCGCCTGCGAAGCACGATCGGCATACTCCCAGCCCGGCTTGTCCTTGTCGGGCCAGATCAGCACGACCTTGCCAGCCAGCGGCGACCAGTCGGTTTTCTCGATCGGGGCATTGGCCCCGTGCATGGCCGTGGTGGCGCAGATGCCAGTCTCGATCAGGGCCTGGGCAGATTTTTCGCCCTCGACCAGGACAACGGTGTCCACTGCCCGCATACCGGGCTGGTTGTACAGCGGCCGTGGCTCTGGCGGGGCCATCTTGCGACGCTTGGCATCCCAGGGCCTGAACTCCTTCTTGCCGCCGGGCGGGTCGTAGCGATACACGACAGCGATCAGTCTGCCTTCGCCATCGAGGTAATCCCACTTGGCGGTGGCTGGGCCAAGTTCATCGACGGGCACGTCTTTTTTGGACTTGCGCGGTGTTGCTGCCGCGCGTCCCATGAGGTCGGCGCAGCGGGCGAGCACCGCCGCGAAGTCACCATGAACGTCGATGCCGAAGTGGCCTCCGATCAGGTCGAAGATGTCGCCGCCGCAGGCATCGGCACGGTCGGTCCACAGACCCGCCTTCTCGCCGGTGAGCACCACTTCCAGACTGTCGCCCGGGCTGCCGAGGATGTCGCCGATCAGGAACTTGCCGCGTTTGACCTTGCCCGCGGGGAACAGGCCCATCAGCACCGATTCGAGCCGGCCGAGCAAAGCGGCTCGGACCTCGTCCCGATCGGATGGCTGGTGTGTAGACACCGTCTGCAACGCAACCGGAGCATCGTCATTGAAGTCCAGACCCGGTGGTCCGGCTGTAGGGTGGATGTGTTCTTCTTCCGTGTTCATCGATTCGTGTTCCAGCAACGCTCTGCCCAAGCGCAGAACTTGCATTCAAAGTGGGTCGATTCGGCAAAGCTGCGCGGCAGCAACTCGCCCGCTTCGGTGGCCTGGATGACCTTGACGGCACGGTCGGACATGCGCTGGGCCAACCCCGCATCGAAGGGGATCAGCTCGACGTAAATCTCCATCGTGTCGGCGTTGACCGCCGTGAAGAGCGCGGGATGCTCGTGCAGGGTCAGGTAGCTCTGGTAGACGGCGATCTGGGCGGCGTAGACGGGCTTGGCCACGGCCAGCTTGTGTTTCTGCAGCTCGCGCCATGACTTGGAACCCAGGCACTTGTTCTCCCAGAGCGCCGGGTAAGCAAAGCCCTCCGGGCCACCCACCAGCACACCATCGACGTGCCCACGCAAACGCCCCTGGGCCACGCTGAAGCCGAACTGCCGGCCATCGGCATCCTCGGTTTTGAGGATGAAGCCGGCCATGCGCAGCCAGCGGATGACCATGGTTTCGGTCTGATGCCCGCGCTCGAAGATGCGCAGCAACCGGCCCGAGAACCCCTTGCCGGGGTCCACCGGTGCCTGCGCATACTCGAACTGCAACTGCCGCTCGCACGACACACCCAGGCGGGAGCCGCCCAGGTATTGCCGCGGCGGCGTGGCATCGCGCTCTTGCTCCAGGGCAAGGTCCACCAGCGCCTCGATCTGGCCGGAGAGACTGGCCGATGCGTTGAAGTCCAGCATCAGGTTGTCTCCCAGGGCCGATCGCTTTCCAGGTCGGCAAAGGGATCGTCGACCGTGGGCTTCAAGCCGCGCACCGGCGGGTACTTGGCCTCGGCATGGTGGGCGACCATGGTCTCGGTGTAGCGGGTGACGATCGCGTCAATCACCTTCAGGGCCTCCTTCTCGGAGTAGGCACCCAGGGGTTTGTCAAAGCCAATGTCACTGGCCGCCTCGCCGAAGGCGCGCAGGCAGGAGCGCATGGCCGAGCGTTCAATGTCCGTGGCATCAATCATTTCGACCTCCTGCCCGAACTTGCTCGCCTCGACCCAGCGTCCATACATCTCGCGAAAGACGTCCTGGCAACGTCGGCTGCAAAACACCCAGTCCTGCGGGTAGCGCTTGGCATCCCCAATCGGATGGCGCTTGTCGGTGTGTCCCAGCCCGCGTGCCTGGCGCGAGCACACCCAGCATTTGCCTCGCATGCATGCCGCCCTCCTCACTGAGCCCAGGCGGGCTTGCCGGTGGGCACCACAGGGCGCGTCTGTTGGGCCGCCTGCGCATAGGCAGGGGTGGGTTGCACCGGCGCGCCAGAGTGGCCACCACCGCCCCTGTGGCCGCCGCCCGTTGGGGACATGCCCGTCAGGGGCACATAGTCCTTGTGGTCCGGCTCGATGGCGATCTTGACCACGTTACGCTCCTCGCCCTTGCCGTCTTTTTCGACATCGACGCGGGCCAGGAACTCGATGCCGTCCAGGTCGGCAAAGCTGTTGATGCGACGGGCGGCAGCCGCCTGCGGCGAGTTGTCCTGGGGCTGAACGTTGCGGGCGCTGTTGAGGACCGCGCGGATGAAGCTGCGCCCCATCTGGCCCCAGATCGGGCCCTTGGGCGAGTGCAACCCAACGTTCGACCACATCTTGCGTTTGGCAAAGGGGCCGTCGGTGACGACGAACTCGCAGGCCAAATACACCGCTCCGGTGTCAAACGACTGGGTGGCATAGCCGCCGGTCCAGCCTTGGGTGTGGTCATCATGGCCACCGGGCTTTATGGTCATGCGCACGGGCACGGAGATGCCGCGCGGGATCAGGTCAAAGCCACCTTGCTGGGCTTCGGCATCGTTGAAATCATTCCAATTGTTCGGAATTGCGGCAGGCGCAGTGGCGTGGTCGTGGGTATTCATGGGGTGTCCTTTCAGTTCGTGTGTTCGGTGTTGGGATTGGCGGTGGGTGTCTGGCCCAGGCACTTGGCAATGAGCCGGCCCAGATGGGGTTCTTCGATGGGATTCAGGCGGCCGCTGCGGTCTTTGCTGGGGAAGCCAAAGCTGTTGTCCGCCCCCGTCACAAAACCGCGGTAGG